GCTTTTGCCAGATCGTATGGAGGTGGACAGGGACAGTCATGGCCAGCTGACCTACACGTACACCACCAATGAAGGCCAGGCAGTGGCGCTTCGGCCTGAGGATGTGCTGCACATTCCGGGCCTTGGTTTTGACGGTGTGCTTGGGTATAGTCCAATCGCGCTGGAGAAGAACGCGATCGGCCTTGGCATTGCCGCAGAGGAATACGGCAGCAAGTTTTTCAGTAATGGCGCAACACCATCCGGCGTTCTGACCCACCCTAACACAGTCAAGGATCCCGGGCGGCTGCGTGAAAGCTGGACGAAAGCCTATGGCGGCTCCAGTAATTCGGGCAAGGTAGCCATTCTGGAAGAAGGCATGAAGTTCGATCGCATCTCGATGCCCAACAACGAGGCGCAGTTCCTTGAAACCCGTAAGTTCCAGGTTTCGGAGATCTGTAGAATTTATCGGGTGCCGCCTCATTTGGTGGGCGACCTGGAGCATGCAACCTTCTCCAATATCGAGCATCAGTCGATCTCTTTTGCGGTACACACCATCAGACCCTGGCTTGTCAGAATTGAGCAAGCCATTAACCGCGCTCTTTTCACCGATAAGGAGAAAGGGCGCTTTTTTGTACAGTTCAACATGGATGGCCTGATGCGCGGCGACTACAAGTCCCGCATGGAAGGCTACGCCATTGCCCGTCAGAACGGGTGGATGAGCGCCAACGATATCCGTGAACTGGAGAACATGAACCCGCTTTCCGAGGAAGAGGGCGGTAACCTCTACCTGGTCAACGGCAACATGATTCCTATTATCGGCGCAGCTGCCGTGATAGCTGCAGGAGGTGAAACGAATGAGAACCATTAGTCTGAACGGCTATATTGACGAAGAAGTCTGGTATGGCGATGAGATCACGCCCGGTGCGCTCCATGATGAGCTGTATGGCGTGAACAACATGAATGCGGACGATGTGCGCATCGTGCTTAACTCCTACGGTGGCAACTGCAATGCTGCGACCCGGATGTTTGACGATGTGCGTGCTTACCCGGGCAAGGTACACCTGATTATCTCTGGCACGGCAGCTTCTGCAGCTTCCGTGCTTTCCCTGGCTGCTCACAGGGTGGAGATGACGCCTGGGAGTCTGTTCATGATCCATGATCCGTCCTGCATGGCCTGGGGTAATGAGCACGATCTGAACGATGCCATTAACCTGCTGAAGGCCTGCAAGGAAAGCATCCTCAATGTCTATGCCCGCAAGTCGCATCGCAGCCGCGAAGAGCTGTCGAACATGATGAGCGAAACGACCTGGATGGATGCCCAGCAGGCCCTTGCGGAGGGCTTCATTGACGGCATCGTGGATGAAGTCCCGTCCAATAATCTCTTCAACAGCGTGGCTCCCCGAACCGTGGATCGCGCTGAAGCGGAGGTGAAAGTCCAGGCCTGGCTGGATCGTGCGCGACCGCACAGACCCAAGCCCGCCGCCATGGCAGAACCTCCGGTGGTGAATCCGCCTGAGACCCCCGCAGCTCCGCCTGACACGGTTCCCGATAAGCAGGAGCCTGAGGCCACTGCAACTGAACAGCCGGAGATCCCCGGCATCCCTGTCGCCCAGCTGCAAAAACGGCTGGGTCTTATTATGCCCCAAAGGCGCTAAAGGAGGACACCAACCATGAGTAAGATCAACGATATGCGCATCAAGCGCGGTGAAATCTGGGACAAGGCAAAGAAGTTCCTGGACGATCACCAGAACGAATCCGGCCTGATGTCTGCTGAAGACACGGCAACTTATGAGCGTATGGAACAGGAGGTTGTTGACCTGGGCCATGCCATCGAGCGTGAAGAGCGTGCTGCTGAAATGGAGCGCGAACTGAACGCTGCCACCAACACCCCTCTGACCTCTCGCCCTGAGAAGGCTGTCACTGGCAAGCAGGGCCGAGCTTCCGACGAGTACAAGAACGCCTTCTGGCGCATGGTTCGCAACCGTGGCGGCCACCTGCTGGTGCAGAACGCTCTGCAGATCGGTGAGGACTCTGAGGGCGGCTACCTGTGCCCCGATGAGTACGAGCGTACCCTGGTGAAGGCTCTGGAAGAGGAGAACCGCCTGCGCTCCCTGTGCACCATCATCCGTACCGAGTCCGGCGACCGCAAGATTCCCATTGTGGCTTCCCATGGTACTGCCAGCTGGGTGGATGAAGAGGGCGTTATCCCCGAGTCCGACGATGTCTTCGGCCAGATCAGCCTGGGCGCTCACAAGCTGGCCACCATGATTAAGGTCAGCGATGAACTGCTGCAGGATTCTGTTTTCGACATCGAGAGCTACATCGCCGCTGAGTTTGCCCGTCGCATTGGCGCGGCTGAAGAAGATGCCTTCATCAACGGCGATGGTTCTGGTAAGCCTTACGGTCTGCTCCATACCACCAATGGTGCCGGTATTGGCATCACCACGGCTGGCGCGACTTTCACTTCCGATGAAATCCTGGATCTGATCCACTCCGTGAAGGCAGGCTATCGCAAGAACGCCAAGTTCCTGCTGAACGATAGCTCCATCAAGGCGCTTCGCAAGCTCAAGGACGGCAACGGCCAGTACATGTGGCAGCCCGGCCTGAAGGAAGGCCAGCCTGACCGTCTGCTCAGCCATGAGCTGATCACCTCTGCCTACATGCCCGAGATCGGTGCCGGTGCCAAGCCCATCCTGTTCGGCGACTTCAAGTCCTATTGGATCGCTGATCGCCAGGGCCGTACTTTCCAGCGCCTGAACGAGCTGTATGCTGCGACCGGCCAGGTTGGCTTCCGTGCTACCCAGCGCGTGGATGGCCGCCTGGTGCAGACCGAAGGCCTGAAGTGCCTGCAGATCAAGGGCGCGTAATTCCCAGGGGGTGTTGCCTTTACGGGTAGCACCCCCTCCAATAAGGAGGAAATGGTATGAGCAATGCACGTAACTATCACGCCCATGGCGGTAACGAATGGGTTGTTGGTGGCAAGCTGACCTTCCTGCCCGGCGCAACTGTTGAAGGTGCTGAAGGACTGTTCGATCTGCCTGCTGCCGGTGAGCCTGTTCTGCTGGACGTCACTGAAAGCGAGGCCACTACGGTTGCTGCCCTGCGCGAGGACTTCAATCACCTGATTGCCGAGCTGCGCAAGGCTGGTCTGATTCTCAAGACCGATCGTGGTGATGCGGAGTGATCCTGTCCATTGAAGAGGTAAAGACCCATCTGCGCATTCAGCATGATGAGGAAGATACCTACATTGAAGATCTGATCGCAAAGGCCCAGGCCGCAGCCGAAGACTACTGTCGTGTTACGTTTCCCGACGATGCCCCGGAATCTGTCCGGTTAGCCGTCCTTCTGATGACGAGCCACTATTATGAAAACCGGGAAAACAGCGATAGCGTTGCCTACGCGACCATGCGCACAGCGTTTCAGAATCTTCTTTATCCCCACCGCGATCCAGACCAGATGTTCTAAGGAGGTGAAGGGCCTTGCGCGGATATAAAAACTTCGAAAGCAATCCACGGCCCGGTGACCTCAGGCACATGATTGAGATCGGGTATACCGAGAATACCGTGAACGAGAATGGCTACCCTGAACCGACTGAAGTGGTCGTGTGCAAGGTATGGTCAGCTGTCACGGATGCCGGTAACCAACACTATCGGGCTGCAGATGTGATGAACACAGAAGCTGTCATCAACTTCACCATTCGTTATCGGCCAGATGTCACACCCGGTATGTGGGTGCGATTCCGCGAAAAGATTTGGCGTATCAACACGCTCGGTGAATACGGCTTCCGTGGTGACTATCTTGGCCTGAAGGCATCCCTTTCTGAGGGGGTGAGCGGTTGAAACAGGTGCAGGACGCTCTTGCACACATCAATATTCCTGTCATGGCGGGTATCTGGCGAGCTACATCAGCTAACCAGAACCCGCCTGTTCAATATGTGGTGTACTCGAGCACAACCACCGAGGCGTCGCACATGGACGATCATGTATCTTCCATCAAGACCTTCGTTTACTTGAACCTGTGGAGCGATATCGACCCCACGGACATGGCTGCACAGATTCGCAGCGCCATGTACGCTGCCGGTTTCGCCATGGTTGAGGAATCCGATAAAGGCTACAACCAGCCTGCCTACGATACTGCCACCAAGCAGTACACCGTGCAATGGACATGGTGTTATCGACAGGAGGTGTAACCCTATGCCGCTCAACACAAACGGTTTTGATTCCCTCATGACAGACATTGGCAACATGGCCAACCAAATGGATGCCGATGGCGCTGGCGCTCCCATTGCCCGGCGCATCTTGCAGGCTGCAGCACAGCCAATCCACCAGCAGATGAGAGCGAATGCATCCAAAGACCCCAAGATCATCTCTGGTGATCTTCACGATTCCATTGCCATTGGCAATGTTCGAAAGCGCCGAAACAGTGGCAAGTCCATCACGATCGGCGTTCATCGCAAGGAGCGCGGAGCTTATTATGCCACACCCGTTGAATACGGCCACGGCGGCCCGGCCCCCGCTCCTGCCCACCCTTTTATTCGTCCCGCTTATGACACCAGAGCAGATGAGGCTTATGAAATCATCCGTGATGGGCTTCGGGACGCAATCGACAACCTTTAAGGAGGTAATGAGAAATGGCGACTCCTGCTTCTTCTCCCCAGGTAGCTTCTACGATCGGTCTGAAGAACGTGGTCATCGCACCGCTGGTAACCGACACCGAAGCAGAGCACACCTATGGCGATCTTCAGCTGATGTCCGGTGCCATCGAGGCCAGCATCACTCCTGATAACGCTGATCCTGACATCCAGTACGCGGACGATATCGAATTCGATGTGCTGTACCCGGATCCTGAACTGAGCTTCAAAACCAAAATGGCTGACATTCCGTTGGCGATCCAGGAAATGATCTTCGGTAACAAAATCGATGACAACGGCGTTCTGATTCGCAACGCTTCCGATAAGCCCCCGTACTACGCTGTTGGTTTTAAGTCGGAAAAGTCTGACGGTGCTTACCGCTATGTATGGCTGTACAAAGTGCGCGCGAAGCCTGTCACGGAAAACTACCAGACTAAGGAAGGCACGACCATCACTCGCCAGACCGGCGAAATCGAATGGACTGCCATCAAGCGCACCCATGATGGTCAGTACCAGGCTGTGGCCGACGAAGGTCAGAACGGCTTCACTGCTGAGAAGGGTGCTACCTTCCTGCAGTCTGTGTATGAGCCGACCTTTACCGCGTCTACCTAATCCAGCGCAGCAGCGTACTGGCCCACTCTGGTACGCTGCTGCGATCTTTAATTCTTTCAGGAGGTACGAAGAATGATCACTTGTACGCTGGGCGACAAAAAGTATCATGTTGATTTCATTTCCGGTCGCGCCCTCCGTGAAATGGAACCGGCTGCGAAGATGTATGGCCGTATTGTTGCCATCTCCAATGCAGCACTCAAGGGCGAAACCTCTGAGGATGCTTCGACGCTCTCCATTGGCGAGGCCATGGACGAGATGATTAAGTGGTTCTGCATCCTTTTCAACAACCAGTTCACTCCCGATGATGTACTGGATCATTACCCTGTGGATCGTCTGATGCACGATATTGCCTTTGCGCTGATGGCAGTTCAAACTCAAACCACCAATGTGCTGGACGAGTTCCCTACGAAGGCAGCGCAGACGAATCAGGAAACCACTCCGGAGGTTTGACGCTGCCGGATTTCATATATTCCACCTACAACTCGCTTCTTGAAGGCGGCTGGCGAATGGATGAGATTGACCACATGGATATGCTGGGCTTCCTCCGAATCCGAGCATGGAGCGCCAAGAAGGAGCATGTAAAGAAGCAGCCCCAGCGCAAGTACATTGACGAGGTCTGGGGCAATCTCAAGCCGTAACATAGCGGCTTTTATTTTTGTCCGAAAGGCGGGTGAAACCCTTGAGCGAGGCGCTTCGAGACCTAGTTGTATCGCTGTCATTGCAGACAGACAACTTTACGCGAAATATCCGTTCCGTCAACAAGCAGATCCAGGAAGCGGAGAGCAAGTTCCGGCTGGCTGCTGCTGGCGTTGAGAATTTTGAAGGTACGGCTGAGGGCTTAACCGCCAAGCTTTCCACCCTGCAGCAACGGCTTCAGTTACAGCAAAACGCGGTCGGTCAGTACGAGCGTGCTTTGACCGCAGCCAACACAAAACTGCAAGAATGTTATGATCGTCAAAACGATTACGCTAGCAGACTACAGACGGCCAGGACAGCTCAAGAAGCTCTCCGTCAGCAGGTGGCAGCTGCTGCAGAACAGGTTCGCCAATACAGCGCAACCCTAGGTGACAATGATTCTGCAACGATTGCAGCAAAGGCAAACCTGGATCAGCTGAAGGAAGAGTATCGGCTGTCTGCAGCTGAAGTCAAGAAGCTCACCGGCCAGAATACAGCACTCCAAAAGACTACACAAAATGCAGCGGATGCTGTCAGCCAAGCGAACACCAACCTGAACAATGCCCGCGCCGGAGTTCAAACCACGCAGGCTGAGATCGATCGGTGTAATCAGGCCCTGACACTTGCACAGACGAATTGGGATGCTGCAAGCACAGCCATCAAGAACAGCACGACCGCCATCACCAGCTTTGGTAAGCAGATTGGTCTTGCAGAGAGTAAGTTCAAACTGGCTGCTGCGGGCATCAAGGATGTAGAGAAGAACGTTCCTGCCCTTACATCTAAGCTGACCATGCTGAACGAGAAGATGGCGTTGCAGGAACAGCAGGTTGAGGAATACGAACGAGCACTGGAAGCAGCAAGGGAAAAACTGATTGCTGCTCAACAGGCCAACGATCCTGAAAAAATCCAGGAAGCAACAGATGCTGTTACAGATGCCGAAACTGCGCTCAACAATGCGCAGGCAGCAGTTGCTGAAACCCGAGCTGAGATCGAACAGACAAACGGTGCGCTCCGTACTGCTCAGTCTGCATGGACTGCTTGGGGTGAAGACCTTGAGAAGTTGGGTGACAAACTTCAGAAGTCTGGTCAGCTGTATAGCAACATCGGGCGTACTCTCACAACCTCGTTGACTACTCCAATCGCAGCATTGGGTACTGTAGCCATCAAGTCATCGATCAGCTTCGAGTCTGCGTTTGCTTCCGTCCGAAAGACTGTGGATGCAACAGAAGAGGAGTTCGAGGGCCTGTCTGCAGAGGTCAAGCAGATGTCAACGGAGGTTGCAACCTCTGCTGATGACATTGCTGAAGTCATGGCTGTTGCTGGTCAGTTGGGCATTGCCACGGAGCACCTGGCTGAATTCACACGAACCATGGTTGACCTGGGCAACAGCACTGATATTGTTGCTGCTGAAGCGGCATCCACACTGGCGAAGTTTGCAAACATCACCAACATGGATCAGAGCCAGTTCAGCAACTTGGGCGCCACGCTGGTTGACTTGGGTAACAACTACGCCACGACAGAATCCGCCATCATGAACATGGCACAGCGCCTTGCTGCAGCTGGTCATCAGGTCGGACTGACCGAAGCACAGATTCTTGGTTTTGCTACAGCGCTGTCCTCCGTGGGTATCGAGGCTGAAATGGGCGGTTCTGCGTTCAGTAAAGCACTGATCAAGATGGAAGTGGCTGCGGCAACCGGCGGTGAAGCTCTGGATGACTTTGCAGCTGTTTCTGGTATGACGGCAGACCAATTCAGGGCGTTGTGGAGTGCAGACCCGGCTGCTGCTTTCCAATCGTTCATTGTCGGCTTGGCGCAGATGGATGAGCAAGGTATGAGTGCCATTGCAACCCTCGCAGACATAGGGATTGCTGAAGTCCGCCTCCGTGATACACTGCTGCGTTCTGTCAACGCCACAGAACTGTTCGCAGAAACACAGGTTACCGCCAATAGAGCCTGGCATCAAAACAGCGCCCTGTCCAATGAAGCCAACAAGCGTTATGCTACAACGGCTAGCCAGCTGGAGAACCTGAAGAACAAGGCGCTCCTTTTCGCCCAGCAGATTGGTGATGATCTGAATCCGACAATTAAGACCCTGATCTCCGGCGCGGATGAGCTGATCGAGAAATTCCTTTCCATGGATGAATCGCAGCGCATGCAAATCATCCAGTTTGCAGCCTACGCAGCTGCGGCTGGCCCCATCCTACTGACACTGGGCAAAATCACTAAGGGCATCGGCACAGTAACCACTGGTATCGGTAAGTTTGCAACTGCTGTAGGCAAGGCTGGTGGCGGCGCAAAGGGCTTCTTTTCTGTTCTGAGCAAGTCACCGTCCTTCTGGCTGGCCATTGCTGCTGCGGCAATCACAGCAACAGTAGCAATCGTAGACTATGCTACAGGTGCCAAGCAGGCGCGAGAAGCCTTGGAAGGTATGGCTGAGACCGCGCAAAACTGGAAGGACACCGCTGCGGAAACCTTCTATGGAAACAGTGATGGCTTGTCCTTCTTTGGTATGTCTACTTCCGATTTCCAGCGCCAAACCGGCGATATGCAGAGCTGGTTTGATGCCGTTATGGCCGTGTGGTCTGACGGTGAGAAAGAAACGAACGATATCGTCAACCACTGGACGAATTCCTTTAAGGACATGACTGCGGCAACCCGCACCGAGCTTGAAGAACTCAAAGCAACAGCAGATGCAGGTGGCTACACCGATGTTTCTGATAGCATTGCTGCCGACATTAAGACGCTGGATGCGATCGATGCTGAAGTTGAAAAGCTCCTGAAAAAACGGCAAAATGGTCATTTCACGGAAAAAGATCAGAAGCGTCTGCAGGAACTGATCGACATGCGCGGTGAGATTGAGATCAAGTATAAACTGACCGCTGCAGACACAGATGGATTCGAGACGATCCGTAAAAAACTCGAAGCTGAAGTAGCTCGTGCGCAGGCCCGTGGTGAGGCGGATGCCAGCGTTACCGTCTATGAGAATGCACTTGTTGCATCTGCCGAGGGAATGGCGGCTGTAAACGCCAAGCTTGATGAGCAATATGATAAAGAGTATCAGGTCATCATGCTCATGGAAGATGCTGTAGCGCGTCAGGCCGCTTTGGATGAACTGAATACACGGTACCTGGCTGACCGCAGAGCTGCTGCCCTGGAATATGCCTCGACACTACAGGGCATTGTGATGCCGGTTTGGAACCAGGGGGATATCCAGAAGGCCAATAGCGATCTTGATCAATTAGTTGCGCTGATGGTTCAGTATGCGAATGCAAAACCTGAAGAACAGCCTGCCATTCTGGAATCAATGAATCAGTTGACTGCTGGCATGGATGAAGGGGCAATGACAGAGTACATTGCTTTGCTAACGCAGATTCAGTCTCTACTCGATCTTGGCCTTACTGAAACCGAGCTTCAGACTATGTTCCCGGAGATCGATTTCAGCAGTGCCATGACTCAGCTGGCCAGCATAAAGGAGTATCTGAATACCTATCCCGATCTGCTGCCCGGTGTGAATAAAATGTTTGGTGAAGCCCTTCCTGAGGAAGTGCTGAAGATTGCCACTGACCTTGATATGACCGGAGCACAGGCACGGTGGGATGCCTTTGCCGCTAACCCTGGCGCGATCACAACGAATGCCGTCGTTCAGAGCTATACGGATGCACAGGATGTAGTTAAGCAGCAGCCCAAGGTTGATGCCTTCATTGCGAAGTACACCGAAATTCCCGAAGGT